ATAGAGTTTGTCAGTACCAGCGTCAAGAGTTTCCTCGTAAATAGTATTAGCAATTTTGAAATTACGACCAGCACCGCTCGAGATGTCGTCCTCAGCTTTTAAAATCATCTTTGCGATGAGGGTTTCTTTTCCAGTGATTACTTCGTCAAGAAAATCGCCAATATTAGCGGGGGTAACACCTGACCAATTTGATTGTTTTAATTCAGCGTCAACTATTTCAACGACTGGGGTTTCGTCAGGCATTTTTTACTTTGTCTCTGAACTGGTAACCATTTTATTATTTTGTGTTACCTCTTTTTTTTCTTCGGCTGGTTTTGTATCGGGAGTTTTAGTTTCGTTTGTTTTAGGGGCTTTGGCGACGTCCTTAGCTTTGGAATTGTCTTTTTTTTCTTCAATAAGCTCAATTCTTTCGTCGTTTTGTTTAACTCCGAGAACTTTGGTATCGACAGTTTCGCCGACATCATATCTCTGATTACCATTAAAGATGACTTGTTTTACTATTGCTTTCATTTTTTTTGTTTTGTAAATAAATATTTAATTTAGGAATTACCTAAGAGAGCGAAGTTTCCCTCGCTCTCTTTCAAATTCTTAAACTTATGCTCCGACGTGAGCGTGGGTTTTGAGGATACAGAAAGCCTTAGTAGCCTCAGCGACTTTGATGTCGACTCTTTCGATGATACGGATTGCGGACATATCTTGACCGAAGAGAGATTTAACAGTTGAGCCGTCGGTGTAAGTTCCCTCAGTTGATAAATCAATTCGGTATTCACCTCTGTCTCCAATTATTAAGTAATCAAAGTTTCCACAGATAACGAATGGGGTAGCGACTTGGGTTTCGTCAGTTGTCTTTGGTAAGACTGGGGAGAATATTACTGGCAAATTCCAGATTGTTGCTGGCATACCGCCCGCTGGATTTTGGAGAGCGTATTGAGTGGTCAATTTTTGTTTTCTGAAAACATTGAACACCGAGAAACTCATAGCGTATTTAGCGTTATTGACTGCGTTTTCGTCTAATTTTCCAGTCATATCCATTAAATCGTCAAGGGTAGCACCTGCGAAAGTTTCAGCACTGGCTAAGGTTACAACTTGGACAGAGGCATTTTTCATAATACCCTCGCCTGAGTTTTCACCAAGTAGACCCCAAGTGTCTTCTTTCTTAGCGATAGCCTCAGCAGATAATTGAGTGATTAAGTCAACTATTCCGATTGTAGCGTCAGCGAGTAATTCATTGTCGAATGGGATTAAGCAAGCGATTTTTTCAACTTGGAGAGTCAAAATACCTGTTGCTGGGATTGATGGGATTAAACTAGCACCAGCTCCGATACGGTAAGCGATTACAGCACCAGCGGTAGGGATTTTTTGAACGTCAGAAACGACAGGGACAACTCGTCCATATTTTCTGATTACGCCGTAGGTAGGAATTAAGCGGATTATTTCACTAGAAAGGTAGTCAGGGGTATAGTCGCCACCTGTACCAGCGGTCAAATTTAATTCACCGACATCTTTAGCTCTTTGTAAGAGTGCGGTTTTCATACCGTTGTCGTTTTGATATTTTGGAGAGATTGATTTGATGTAATCAACAGCGAGCTGTTTCTTTTCAGCGGTCATTTCTTTTTCAGTGCTACCACCAAAGAGTTTGCGATTAGCGTCAGTTTTTAAAACTTCAACTACACCTTTAACAGCTAAATCGACTAAACCTTTTTGGTTTTCATCTAACATTTTTTTGATTTTCTCAGAGGTCTTGATTTTCATTTTTTTAAGATTTAATTTTTAATAATAAATAAATTATAAACTATTTTTTTATTGTTGTGTCAACGAGGTAAATTTTTTGAGAGTTTTCTCAAAAGTATTGACAAACTTTTTAACTTTCTTACTTTTAATTATAGCCTTTTTTTTGTCGTCAAGGGCTTTCTTTTCATCGAGGGCTTTTTTGTCAGCTAGAGCCTTAGCCTTTTTCAACTCAGCTCTCTTTTCAATAGTAACCTCGACAGTCTTAGAAATAATCATCTCTAATTCTTTCTGAGAAAGTTTGTAGAATTTTTTTGAAAAGACTTTATATTTGACATTGAGAGATTTGACTCGGCTCAAAGTATCAGTATCAGCACCTTTCAAAGCTCTTGGATTGGCTGGGACTGGGACAACAGACAACTCATAAAGTTCGCAAGATTTAAAAGTAAATTCGCCAGTTTCGTCCCATTCTAGGATTTGGAAACCAACAGAAAAGGCAGAGAGAAAACCCTTAGCCATTAAATCAAATACCTCTTTCCCGTCTTCACTATTAGCAAATTCTAAATCGAATAAAAGTTTACCGTCCTCTACCCACACTCGAGTAGCTTTAGCGATTGGCTTAGAGTGGTAATCGTGTCCGTACAAAACAACAGGGTTATTTTTGAAATTGTCTAGTTTCCAACCCATAGGATTGATTGACTCGCCCTGTCTATCGACTGAGCCGTCAGAACCGATGACGCCTTTAATTGTCATTGATTTTTCGTCAATAACAGATTTCGATACACTGGTAAAAATGTATTTGAGTTCTTTCTTTTTAGTTTTCATAATTTAATTATATATTTTTTTTAAACAAATATTTTAATCAGGTAAATACGGGACTGTTGAACATCGGCAATTTGGGTGAACTGGTGAGTCTTGGTCGCCACTCTTGAAACTTCCCCCTAAATCAACGATTTCCTCGTCATTCATTCGACACTCTTCGCAAGCGTCGGACTCAGTGAGCCATTGGATTTGTTTAACGATACCACTGGCGTACATTTCTTGTCGAGAGCCATTGGCGTAGGCATAGGCTAACTCAGTTTTGGCTATTCTTTCAACTTGGTAATCCTCTTTGTCGGTTAAATAAGTTTTCAGCATTTCTCGAATTGATTTAATACTCGAGCTATCTTTGGCGAGTTCGTCTTTGATGATATTCAAAACGTCGGCATTGATTGTCTTACTTACCCCGTCCGCCGTGTTTCTAGCTCGGGTATCGAGCAAAGCAATCGCTGAAATATGAGAGAGAGTAGCGTCGCTCTTGAAATTATAGGTATCTTTCATATTTTCTCGACCATCGACATAGGCGTCTTGGCTATTTTTAGAGATGACAGTGTAAAGAGATTTAACAAAGTCGTCGCCCTTTGGCATTAAGAAATTGAAAATCTGAGAGGCACTGAGACCGTCGGTTAAAATAGATTTATTTTGGTAGGTTAGGCTTTTCTTTTTGAAAGATTTAATATAGTCCTCGAAAATAGGCTTTAAACCTTTAGACATTGTCTTTATATTTTGGACGATATATTTTTCTTTTTTGTTTTGATATGCCTTTTGTAATCGACGATTTTTATAGTAGGCTTTAGTCTTTGGGACGTAATCTTTTTTTACTACTTCCTCAGTTCCTTTTTTTTTAACATCACCAGCACCGAGGGCAAGTAGTGGGTCAACGCCACTATTACTATTACCACCCTGAGGCAAGTCGTATTTATCGTCCTGTATTGGCTCTCTACCCTCTTCGACTCTGATTTCATTGTAAGATAGCCATTTAGCACCCTGATAGTATTTGAGTTTAAATTCTCTATCCTCAGGGATTGGAGACTCAAATTCAAATTCCATTCCCTCAGTTCCTTTGAACATTGGCAAATAAAATCTGTTTAATTTCTCGAAGAGTAATTTTAATCGTGGGGCTGTTACCTGTTCAGCATAAATTTGACGAGCAGTGATTGAGGTTGCGTAGTTTATCCCGTCAGTTCCGCCAAGTAATATCTTTGGAGTTTTAAATATTTTCAAAATCTTTTCCTCACTCATTTCTCTTTGAGCGACGAAACTCATATCTCTTTGTTTTAATCCGATGTCTTGCCACTTAGCACCACCACCGAGGACGATAGGTTTATGAGCGTTTTTGAGACCAGCGTTCGACTCTTGATATTTGTCTCTCAATTCTTTTCGGTCTTTGTCAGTCATCGCTCCGTCAATAGAAATCAAACCCGATGGGACACCGCCATTCTCGAAAAATTTAGCGTTCCATTTACTAGCGTTCATATCCCCCTCTGACTCTTGACGAGCTTTTTCGAGGGTTGAGAGTCCTTCCCATTGATTGAAAGGATTTGGTCGATGTATCATCAACATTTCGTCAGTAGTATATTTTTCAGAGCGATTGGAGAGAGAGCGAAAACCAGCGGGGAGTTTGTTTACAAACATCAACTCGATTGAGGTAGGGTCGCAAACCCAAATCTCACGAGGGTCGCCACCCTCTACTCTATTTAGATACATAAAGTTTTTGCCCTGAATATCCATCATCGAAGAGAGTAGATATAAAACATCGGTAGAGGTTTGAAATTGGTTAGGTCTTTGTAAGAGAGTAAATGCTGGGTGATTACTGTCGACGATTGTTTTTTCCTTTCCGTTCTTTCTATAAAGATGAAATTCAGCACTCGATACAGAGGTGGCTAAAACGTCAATACAACTATAAACTAGACCGACATATAAATCTTTTTTGGAATACTGCCCCGAGACTCCGAACATTTTTAACAGGTTCAGAAATCCCGACACTCCGCTAGTGCTGGCTTGCTCGCCTGATTTGACAGCGACGTTTTGGATTATTTTATCAATTATATTCATATTCTAATTATAGACAAATTAAACAGAAAAAATATAAGGTCTGTCCGTTGGAGTTCCAAAAGATAGGGCGATGGCGTCGGCGTGGTCTGGCGATTTTCCCTTGGTTCTTTTTTTCATATCCTCTTTTGGTTCTAACTTAATAATCTTATCACTAGACGTCTTGTATTTGATTTCGCTGAGTTCTGCCAGCCAGTATTTTTGACCACCGACTAATTTACCCCCGTCTCTGACAAATACAAAAAATTTCCAATACATTTCCGCTTTGGAATTGTAGAAACGACTTGGGTCGGTAGCCTTAGCCCCGAATATAGATTTATTATAGCCTTTCTCTAATTCAACCGCTCTGTCGCAAACCCCGTGTCCAATACCAGTGTCATCAATAAAGATGTTTTCGTCCTCGAGTTTGAGTGGCTCGTCTTTTGGAGTGTTCAATTTAAAGCCGTCGTATTTCTCTTGGACTCTATCAATCTCTGAAATATTTGTCATTGTGTCCTCTGTCTGATTTTCAAATTCTACCCACGCCTGACGGGTATCGTGTAAGCCCCCGACGTTACTATCCCCACCACCGCCGACATCGACTCCCATAGCGAGACCGCCTTTGAGTGGTAGCATTTCGTCAATCATCGCACCTGTAATCAATTTCTCAGGGAATAGGAAACGATAACCCTTTTTATCAATCTCAGCTTTCTCAGGAAACTTACAGAGCCAAAATTCCTCAAAGAAAGGTAGCCCTCTATTTTCCTCAACGTCTCGGGGGTCAATACGTCCCTCAGCGATTGCCTGTTCGAGAGAGATGTCGATTACTAAATAATCGTCGTTGTGTTTGACGTTCTTGTAAAAGTGGTTTCGATTGATAGCGTTCCCCAATTCAAAGAAAAAAGTATTATCTCGATTGCCCGTACCTGAAAGGATTTTTTTGACCTGTAAATATTTAGAGTCAGAAAGTAGAGGCGACTCGTCTAGGATAATATTTGGGACGTGTTCACCGATACCAACCGAGGCGTCGTCGTCCTTTCCAAATAGTGAGATGATATGAATTTTGCCACCGCCAGCGAAAGAGAGATTTTGTTTTGTCCTGTCTTTTCTGAGTCGGTCAAATTGCTCGTTACTATCCAGCTCTAACTCTTGGGAAAAAATACGATTGTCAAAAATATGGTCGATGACCTTTTTCATCACCACCCCTGACGTTCCAAATTTTACAGAGGCGAGGATAAATTCTTTCTTTCTAATACAGCTCGCATAAACCACCCCCATAGCGACAGCCTCAGACTTTCCGTAACCAGTAGGGGCAAGGGTAGCAACTCTCGGCGAGAGAGTAAGAGCGACAACACAAAAAATTAAAATCTGTCCATCGGACATCTGGTCGCCCGCTGGCTTGCCATTGATTTTGAAAAGATTATTGAGTTTCTGTTTCCCCCACACTAGCAGTAGGTTGACATAAGTTTCTGATAATTTCATCGCTTTCTTGTAATTTTTTAATTGTGTCCTTTATTTCTTTTGTTGACTCATTTTCCATTTTAATATTCTGTTTTGGCATACCGTCCATATAAGACCAAATCATTTTTTGAGCGGTAGTGTCGCCACTGAGAGCCGACGCCCAAATAGCATTTATTAGTTTTTTTCTTTTCTCAGCGTCAGACTTAAACATTTTTTTAAATGCCTCAGTAATAGAGTAGCCCTTTTTTGGTCTACCCTTTTTATTGATACTGTCAGGGTTATCTTTAAAGCCACCAGACCCCTCTTTATTTCGTCCCCCGTCATACTTGTTATTTACTTGTTTTTCGGGTTCGGTAACAAGTTTGTTTTTTGCCATAATTAAGTCTAGCACTTTCTTACTTTTGATATAGTTGGATTATTATAGATGATACAGTGTGATACAGTTGTTATTTATCCACATTCTCCGCATTTTGGCGGTGGAAAAGTGGAAAACTAGTGATAGTAAAAGTCTCAAAAACCCTATCAGACTAATCCCCTCTTCATCAAACTACCCCTCTCTTAGGTTCAGAATACAAAAAACAGAGAGACATATCAGTAGGGTAGGGGACTTTACTAATTTCCGCAATATGATAGAGTAGGGTTATGAATGGACACACTTTTAGAATGTTTTACGAAGACTACGCTCGATGTAAATTAGCTGAGCATTTAGGGGTTGATGTAGATAAAATAATTCACTTAAATAAAATCAATGCCGTTAGTCCTTACGATTTACAACATAAAGAAACTAAATTTGATGTTAAATTTTCTTCGCCTTGTGTTGTTGTAAAAAATCGTAGTGCTATTTGGGATTTCTCTTTGAGAAAACGACACAGTGGTAAAAGGTGCGGACAAAAACAAGAGTGCGATTTTTTTCTATTAGTCGGTATGAAAAACGCAATCCCTCAGTCAATTTATTTAATTTCGTCTGATTGTTGCCCGACAAATCATATCCGAATACCTCTGACAAAAAATAGTAAATATGAAAAATATTTAATTTTCTGACGGATAGTGTTCGTCAAAATATTTCTCGACTGCTTCGAAGTCCCAAACACAAAGAGCAATCGCCCCTCGAGAGTCAACGCTTTCCAAAAAATCTTTTTGAAATTGAGTCGGTTTATTACTGCCAATTTTACACTCGATAAAAATTCCCTTGCCGTCGGGGG